TTCGGTTTGTTTCACCTCAAACCTTGAGGATCCCGTTTACAAAGCCGCCATATCCGGGATAGGATCTCGTGTGATGAGAGGACCTCCGTTGAAGAAGAAGGGCGTGAAGTCATCATCTGCGGCTCCGAATTGCAAAAAGAGCATGTCGTGAAATGTACTCCCTGACCACATCGCGAATAACATCAGTTGATAATAGAAAGAAACTTCTGTATTCGTATTGTAGGCATGAGGATCATACCACAATGCCCTTCCCGCACCCGGACATCTGAATTCAAGCCACCCCGACATATCATTGTTTTTGATGAATTGAACACCATTTCCCATTACATCAAATAACTTTGTCGCGTCGTCCCATGACATATCGTTCCAGTCTGCCAACGCTCTCCCCTTAGCCGTGACGGAACTATTCAATATGCTAGGACCAACTCCAAAGGTAAACGAACCTACCGTATCCTTCGGAGCCCAAATCTTGTGCCTGAATCCACCCCGAAATCCCGCATGGAAGGACAACACCCATGCCGCCCACGTCCACGCACCTTCCAGTGGCGTTAGGGGCTTGAATGCTACAGCGGGAATGCAATCATAAAACAAATGGGGAGCAACCGAGCCCGTCGCATCGGTTCCGCACGTTATTTTGTTGAAAAAGGAATAACGCTTAACCAACGTGCGGAATGTATCCAAAGACTCACCGAAATAAATAGGAGCTAGTGTGGTCTTTTTCGTATGATTGAGATCGCAAACTGGAGGATTCATATTCACATTGTATGAGGCATTGACGAGATCAGTGGCGCCGGACATTGAGTTAGGGTTGAGGATATAATCATTAACGACATCTAACGCAGGTCCGCCGACTTCAAAGTCATCTCCTCCTCTGATGTAAATCAAAAAGGCAATCGTGGCATCTCCAGGACCGGCGCCGAGGTTGAAGGTTTTGAAAGTAAGGACTCCTGTTCCGTATCCATCGGAACCGAATTGAAGCAAACGAGTAGAACCCGTGAAATTAGAAGTCCATGGTTTTTCACCTAAATAACCAACTGAAACGACATATTCAGCACCTGCTGTCATGTCCATGATGCACGAATCAATTTGGGTGAGAGAATTTACCCCTGGAGCAGAATGAGAGCCGTCCCAGTCCGTATAACATTGAGCCACCAACTTGATGGACTGAAGAGGGGACATGACGGCAACTATCTTATACTCGAGGGTTCCACGCCATTGTTGGAAAGGAAAAGCCATCGTTCCTAAAGGAGTCAACCTATGTCCTCCCGCGACGATGGCCCCCATAAGGGGGGTTAAAGGAATTTCCACTACTTGAGTGTCAGCGGCAGTAGTTAAAATCGGAAAACTCGCCTTTCCGATGTAACCCCATTTACTCTTCAAATAATTGAACGACATAGTATCCGTACCATCCAGCCCTCCTAACTGAGAAGAACCAGGAATACTCAACTTCGGGTTAACCGCACCCAAAGTCGTCGAATTATCTTCTCCAAAACCGTAAGCCCAGTCATCAACCCCTCGAGGAATGACGACATTGGGAGTGGCGAACGATTGAGGTCTAGAAAATCCGAATGTTTTGAGGATATCAGAAGCGACTCCACTCGCTTTAGAAATGGTTTTAGCTAATCCTCCTATCAACGGGACACCGGTCATAGCTGCAGTTCCCGCTGAAATAGCGGACAGTGGCGCGGAGAAAATACCTTCGTCAGGAGGAGCATCGGTGTTGACCTTCGACACCTTCAAAGATCTTACTTTGCCGCCTGAAGAAAGTGGTGCAACGATCGTAGGTAACACGATTTTCGGATTTTCGAGATGAGCCGTAATCTTAATTCCGATAGGCGTGTTAGCTACAACACCGGTAAAGGCAGCGGTGTTGGAAACAATGTTGGACATACCTACCCAACCGATCGTTTCTGGATCGTTGATGACCGATTTATAAGGCATTCGGTAATGCCAGGGGATTCTAAGACTCTTACATTGAATAGCACTTGCTTGAAAAAGAATGTGAGGCAATTGCGAAGTCCATTCGAATGTCTTAGCAGTGGTCGGAACGTCTAAGTTCGGAGTACAATGGGGAGCATAGTACATGGCGAAAGCCCCGAGTTGTGATGGAAGACCGTTGACATAGACGGTTAAAACCAAATCCCCTCTGTATGCGGCAAAGTTGGTCAATTTTTCCTTGATGGGAGTTGCTTGTGTCCAAGCTAACCAAGGATCTATCCCAATCATCGCCGCAGAAGTGGACCACGTCATGGTATGGATGGTAACTGGTCTCATGAAAAATTCTGCTATACTCTCCAATTCATTTGTAGCATAATCTAAAGAAGGCATGAGAACGCCAGGAACTCCTTTCACTTCATCACGTGGCACGTCAGTTGCAAACGTGGCACTCTTAATGGCTGTGGGAGCCACATCAGTAATCATCCCGTCAGATGTATCACCGGAAACGACAATTGCGGTACTTCCCGCTGAATTTTGGTTGTTGTTTGAAGAAATGGACGACATATTAAATTGTATATTTTTATTTTTATTAGGTTTATTTTCGAGTCTGTTACTTGTGGACTCCACATCACCAAAAGGCTTTCAAAGACACACACACGCACATAACACCATCATTCTCACACAAAATCAGCGATCATCTCAGAAATTCTCTTAACCACATCACTACCTTTCCCTTCGAATGACTTCTCAATATTATCTTCCCACATATCTGTCCACATCAAATTCTTCACACCACTTATACGATACTTATCACATACTCTTCTCACCCAGTCTCTCATTTTCGCATATTCATTCTCTCCTCTAAAGAAAGTTTCTCTTAGAAGATGTTGTAACATCACCACTTCCAAAAAGGCGACAGTACAATTCGAATCCTCATCACGATAGAGCAACATGTGAAGCAACGATGAATCCGAAATCGGCGCTCCCAAGATCTTCTTTCCTCTTATGCTCAACTCAATTGAACTTCTCTGGAGAAAAGACAGATCGTAAGGATGCTTGAAGCAGATTTCTTCTCCCTTCGTCGCGGAGGTCACCTCGAATCCAAAATGAGCGTAACCCTCCACCAACAAAGGCAGTTTAATCTGATTCGTGACAAACTTGGCCGCAACCCATTTCAAATCATCTCCAAAGGTGTCTTCTCTCACATGAGGACTTCTCGGAGGCATATCGAACATCAATTTCATTACCGATCGCACAAGTATGAGATTGAAGACGGAATTGAAATCGGAAGTGATGACCAAACCAGACGGATGCCAACCACACAGAATTAAAGAACCGTTTATCACCACAATTCTGTTCAAATTCCTTTCAAACCCGTAATGATCTATGTAATCATCAACACCAGATTCCTTGTGGATGTGCTTGGCCCATTTGCAGAAGAGTTGAACGACCACCGCGAAAAACATCAATCTCATCGACGCATCGAACTCGCGGATGTCGCAATCCAATCCTTCGTAGTCATCGATGGTTTGACCCTTCTTGACGATCCTCCACACAGCTTTCCGCCATTCTTCGCTCAACGGATTTATTCCGACGAAACATCCCGTAATCATCCGAAGTGTTCTCAACTGAGCCATAATCGTCGCAAAAACCCTTCGAGTGCAAACAAAGTCTGGAAAATGTTCCGCGTAAATAAGACGTGCATCGCCTTCTAACGTCTTCTTCTCGCTGATACATTCATTGACCTTAGTCCTCGCGAAAGAAACACTCGGGACAACTCTCCCTTCCATTCTTTCGCTCTCCAAAGTAGAAAAGACCTTTTCCATCTCTTCATGAAATCCGACGATTTGCCTATTCTCATCGAGGAGAACCAATTCTTCTTTCTTTCGGAACCCTGGAAATCCGGGAGACGTCGTAAGAGAAATTCGTGGAATGTCTCCAATCTGATTGCATGCCTCCACCATAGAGGGGAACTTCTTTCTAGTCAGCAAAGGAAGGACTTGCGAATCCAAGTCTTGGACGACTTCGGCCATCGCGAGCCACGCCTGTACGGGGATATTTTTCCTCGGTTTGGAGATCGTCTTAACCATCTTCCTCATCGCCGACGGTCTATTTCCTCCCTCAAGGTAAGTCCCGACAGGATATTTGGGAGAGACGTTCGGGAACAACTCCTTGGCTTCCGAATAGAAACGATGAGGAACTAACTTCGGAAATATCCTTGAATGATTGAATTCCACTTTGTACGGAAGAACAACTGTATTCACATCATTCGGGTGACATTCGCTCAGAGCGAGAACGGAAATGATACCTCTTTCATCAAACCCTTTCTCGAGAGACATCCGGTTAAGAACTGGAATTTTCTCGATAGCACTCAACGTTTCACATCCGGGGATCATCCCTTTCCACAAAGGATAAAA